GATGGAGATTTTTCCCACTACGATGCTAGTACTTTAACAGTGTTTGCATGGCATATACTTGATATTATTAACGAGTGGTATGATGATGGGAATGATCAGATTCGTAGAGTTCTTTGGCTTGAAATAGTTAATTCTCGTCACCTATTCAACAATGTTGTTTATGAGTGGTTTGGAGCCATTCCCTCAGGGAATCCTTTTACTCTTATCTTTAATTGTATGAACAACGCACTAATACATAGATATGCGTTTTATTCAGTTATACCGACGACAGTAACCTTTCACAAGGTTGTCACCATATATTTCACAGGTGATGATGTGTTGATGGCAGTTATTGATGAGTTTAAAGATAAGTTCAACGGTCTAGTAGTCCAAGAACAAATGGCCAATATTGGTTATGTATATACTTCTGCCACTAAGGAAGATAAAGTTGTTCCATGGAAGAGACTTTCTGAGGCTCAATTTCTCAAGAGATCATTTAGATTCGATAAATACTTGTCGAGATATGTTGGTCCCCTTGATATAAACTCTGTCACAGAGATCCCATTGTGGACCAAGAAGCATGATGCTCTATCTATCACGTACTCAAATATTAATGAGTTTTTTGATGAGCTAAGTTTACACGATGACAGTACATGGGATATGTACGCTCCAGACTATCAGCACGCTGTGCAAACTCTGTTTCCAGAGTTCTGTGAGGCTAATGGTGTTATGGAAAGTAGACTTCAGAGGTTCCAGAGGAAAATGGATGCCGAAATTCTAGTGTTCAAACCGACAAAGAGAAAGGTTGTGAACCCAAATAGCTCCCCTTAAGGGGAGCACCGTCCAGGCCAGGGAGGACGCAAAATAAAAACTAGGGGTAGCGGAGGCCTTCTCCGCACAAAATAAACTTTCCCATTCGATCTTTACGATTTACGAACTATAATCACGCAAAGTGGTCGTAACTGCGTTGGGAATTAGAGACCTGGCTATTTAGCTTACTGTACAGGATGGGTCGTGAGCAGCCCTCACAATATCCAGACGACGTGATATAGCGTGTGGCATAGGCCAGTCACACGTTGAAATTAGGCCAGCTAATAATAATACTAATAATACCGAGGATGGAGGTATAAATCCGTCCGGACGGTTTGTGGAAAGCCAGATGTTAAGTGCAGACAATGATAACATGCACAACACAACAAATTTCCACAATGATGCTGGAGTGCGTGAAACCACGCTCGATGGCCAAAAAGCTTTGGGTCCCCAATTTTATAAGAATCCTGAAGACATGACAAAGACTGATCTAGCTTTCTACTTAGGGAGACCAACCAGAATACAAGCTGGTGTTCTAGCAATAGGCGATTCTGCTACACAATTCACAGCTTTAGCGATGCCACAATATATGCTCACTTTACCAATTTATGCGGACAAGCCCCGTGGTAGGTACGGTTTTAGGGCAACAATGGTGTTTCGCTTAGTTATAAATGCTGAGAGATTCCAACAGGGACGTTATATGTTAACATATTGTCCAACTGGTGGAGCTAGATATGGT